GGCTACGACATCGCCACGACCGGCTCCGGCTGGTCCGTGGTCAATATCACGGGCGACCCGGACGATCCGAACCGCTCGCGCCGCGTCGATATTGAGTGGGCGCGGGAGCAGATCACCAAGTACGGGCGCGAGAACCCGTGGGTCATGGCCCACATCCTCGGCAAGTTCCCGCCCGGTGGCCTCAATACCCTGCTCTCGCCGGACGAGGTGCGCGCCGCGATGCAGCGCAACCCGCCCCCCGACACCTACGACTGGGCGCAGAAGCGGATCGGCGTGGACGTGGCGCGGTTCGGAGACGACCGCACCGTCCTGTTCCCGCGCCAAGGCTCTGCCGCATTTCGCCCCACGGTCATGCGAAACGCCGACACCAACCAAATCGCCGCGCGCGTGGCGGACATGGCCGTGGCATGGGGATCAGAACTCGAACTCATCGACGACACCGGGCACTGGGGGCATGGCGTCATCGACCAACTCCGCGCCGCTGGCCGTGGGCCGATGGGGATTCAGTTCCATGCCCCCGCGTCCGATGCGCGCTACGTCAACCGCCGCGCCGAGGGCTGGCTGAAGATGCGGGACGCCATCAAGTCGGGCCTTGCCCTCCCCAACCTGCCCGAACTAATCCCGGAACTGACCCAGCCCACCTATTCGTTCAATGGGGGAAAGTTCCAGCTAGAGGACAAGGACCAGATTAAGAAACGCCTTGGCTGGTCCCCGGACATCGCGGACGCCCTCGCCCTGACCTTCATGATGCCAGACGCCCCGGCTGGCGTGGCGAACCTTGTCGGTCGCTTGCCATCGCAAGTCGCCGCCGCGTCCTCGTACAACCCGCACGCGCGACTGTCGCGAAAGTAGACGGCTAGAAACTAGCCGTCACGTCTTGCGACACCGGAACGGTTTGCGTACCTTTGGCGGCAACGCCTGCCACGGGGACGCGTGTACACTGGACCGGATCGCTTCGCATGGCCGTAAGTATCGCGCCCGAATCGCTCGGCGCGGTGCCCGGGCCGCGTACCCAACGCCAGAAGGATGATGACCTTCTGCGCCAGATGGAGACGCTGCGCGACCGCAAGATTCCCATGTGGCGCGAGTGCCAAGCCTATATCGTCCCCTACACGGCCAACGTCGTGCGGCAGTCCGACACGGCTCCCGCCGTCCCTGCCGACATTCTGGACGAGTCGATCTTCTACTGCTGGTCCACGTTCAAGTCGTTCCTCGCGTCCTCGCTGACGAACCCGTCGCGTATCTGGTCCGAATGGACGCTCCCGGACCCGGACGCGGGCGAATCCGCCGCGACGAAAGATTGGCTCCATACGGTCAACACGCGTCGCATGACGGTGCTGTCTCAGTCGAACTTCTACGAAGTGATGAACTGGGTCTATGGCGAGTGGCCCGTGTTCTCAACGGCGGTCGTCCTCATCGAGGAAGATGAGCGCGACCTGTTCCGCTATGTGCCGTGGGAAATCGGCAGCTATGCGATTGCGGACGACGCGCGCGGCAACCCCATCGCCCTGTCCCGGCGCTTCACGATGACCGTGCGCCAGTTGGTCGAGCGGTTCGGCACCCGCGCCAACGGCACCATCGACACGTCCGTGTTCTCGCGCCCGACGCGCGACCTCATCGCCGCAGGCCAGTGGGAGCGGCAGATCGAGGTCGCGCACATGATCGCGCCGAATGACGAATACCGGCCCGGGTCGAAGCTCGGGCGCTACTTGCCGTTCGCGTCCCGCTACTGGGAGTATGGCAGCAAGGACGAGGACAACGGCGGATACCTCGCGCGCGAAGGCTACCACGAATGGCCCGCGATGGTGTTCCGCTGGGCGCGCTTGGCGTCCGACCCGTGGGGCACGGCGGCACCCGGCTACCTCACGTTGGGCGCGGTCAAGTCGGCGCAGGCGATGGAGTCCGACCTGCTCATGATGGTCGAGACGAGCGTGAAGCCCGCGCTCCAAGTCCCGACCGGACTCGTCAACGCGTCCCTGCTGCCTGCCGCCATCAACAAGGTGGATATGCGTCCGGGCGTTGCCGCGTCTCCGATCCACAAGACGGAACCGATGGCGATCCAGCAGGCGCGGGATTCGCAGGACCGCCTGAACGAACGCCTCTACGCATTGTGGTACACGCGCCTCATCCTGTCCTCGAACGCGACCGATACGGCACGGCGCGGGGCCTCGACGCAGCCGCGCACGGCGCGCGAAATCGAGGAAATCAGCGCGGAGAAGTACCAGATTCTTGGCCCGGTCGTCGAAGCGGCGGCTCCCGCGTTCCGTGCGGGCAGTGACCGCGAGTTTGGTATCTTGCAGCGCCGGGGCATGTTGCCGCCCCCGCCCCCCGAAATCGAGGGGATGCCGCTCGCGATTGAGTACACGTCCTCGCTCGGCATCGCGCAGCGGTCGGTCGGCTTGGCGAGTCTCGTCCAGTACGGGATGACGCAGGCCGAACTGTTCCGCGCCACGCAGGACCCCGCCGTGCTGATGCGCACCAACTGGTCTGAACTGGCACAGGCCATCGGGGATCGCAGCGGCTTGCCGCCCAAGGTGCAGCGGTCGGACGATGAAGTGCAGGAGATGCTGGACGCACAGGCGCAGGCCGTGGCCGCGCAACAGCAGGCCGAGCAGCGCGCCCTCGAAGCCAAGACGGTGCGGGATTTGGGCGCGGCCCCGATGGGCGAGGATACGGCCCTGACGCGCGTCACGGAGTCGGGCGCGTTCGGAGCGGCGCGATGAGCCTGATCCTCATGCGGCGCGGCGGCGCGGTGGTCGAGGAAGGCGGTGGCGGCGGGGGCGGGTTGTTCCCGCTGACCGCCGCGTCGGAGATGGTTGCGTCGAGCGAGTTTGAGCATTCGGGCGGCGCGTTCGTCGATACGGACATCCTGTGGGCCGATGATTTCAGCTATGTGCCGAGTGGCGGTAACGCCTTCGGTGCGTATGCGAACTCGGAAGGGTGGACCGGCCCGGAAGGGAGCGGCACGCGCCTGTTCACGGGCGCGGCGACGGACAGCGGCAACCTGCAATACACGATGGGGCGGCGGCTCGGCATCTACCACGACTCGCTCATCCCGCAGAACTCGACCGACTGGACCGCGCTCGGCATGGACGGGCCGCTCGTCAAGGCGATCAACTGGGGACGCGGCACCGACTACGCATGGACGTATGGCGTCTACAGCGGCGGGGTGAACGTCAACTTCATGTTCGACCATCGCCTGCCGAGTGGCGGCAACGCGGCGGATGGCGGGCATAAGCAACTGGTCATGCGCTACGAGCGGTGGTGGCCGTCCGACTACCTGTTCGGTGCAGAGAAGATCTGGTCGCTGAACCAACCCGGCGCGGACGCGGGGATCATGTGGGGCAACCTCCACATCAATCTCGGCGCGGGGTCGTCCTCGACGACCGGCAATCTGGCGTGGCAGGGCGCGGGCAGCAACGCCTCGTACAGCGGTCTGGCAACGCTGCAACGCAATCGCGTTTACGAGTTCGTCATCGTCGTCGATTTGGACAACGACATCCTCACGATCTACTGCACCGACTTGGGCGCGCCGGGGTCCATCACGGTGCCCGGCAGTCGCACGCAGGTCTTGGCGCGCACCGACTACACGTGGGCGCCGCTCAACGGCACGTCCACCGGCATCGGCGTCATCTGGCCGGAAGGCTGGGCGAATCCAGTGAGCTCGACTTCGACGGCAGGCGGGTCGCTTATGACCAACATCGTTGTGCGGAAGGGGCTGACGCTTCCACCCATCCGAGAGGCCGCCTAATGGGTTTCGTTGCCGGTGGTGAATCGCGGTTGACTGGTGGCGACGATGTCGCGCTCAATGGTACGGTATCGGGCCTGAGCGGATCGGACCTGCACTTGGTGGTGGCCTTGTTGATTGCGGACGCCTCGACGGGTGTGGCGATTACGTGCAATGGCGTGGGTCTGACGTACATCGACCAGAGCCCCAGCGCGAACGGCCGTTCGCTGCAACTGTGGCACTTGGATGCGCCGACCGCTGGCACGCTGGCCGCATCGTGGACCGGCTCCTCGCTCGCGTGGATGGGCTGGCAGGTGTTCGATGACGTGGCGGACATCACGTTAGCAAGCTTCGCGGAAGCGGGTGGCGTCACCGGCAGCACGACCGAAACGCTGGCGGTAGCGACTGCCTCTGGCGATGACGTGGCGGACTTCCTCGCGGCCTCGCATGCGACCGCCACGCCGACCGCAGGGCAGACGGACGCGTACACGCCCGGCACGCAGAACTTGATCACGCTCTACGGCTCGTATGCCGTGGCCGACGATACGTCCTATGACATGCAATGGACGCTTTCGACCTCGAGTGAGTTCTTCTACCACGTCGGCATTGCGCTGGAACCCACTGGTGGCGGCGGTGGCAGCGTCGGCTTTCGTCCTTACTACCTCTAGGGGATTCTCATGTTTCAGACCGCATACGCAGGTGGGGCGACCGACAAGAGCGTGCATCTGCGCGGCTTCACCGCCTCGACGGGCCTCCCGTACACGGGCGGCGCGTTCAACACGGCAGGCATCACAGCCAAGTATCGCCGTTCCGGAGCGAACGCCGAGGCCACCATCACGCTCGCCACGCAGACCGCGAACGGCGCGCACAGTGACGGCGGCTTCGTGCACGTCTCGGGCGGCGTGTACCGACTCGACTTGCCGGATGCGGCCATCGCGTCCGGGTCCGATTACGTCGATGTGTGGG